CGTGTTGCCGGAGGCGACATGCCATGTGCTGCCATTGCCGCCTACGAAAAATCTGTTTGCCAAAGTATATACTCAGGTGAATTGAACTTGCACCGTGAACGTGACAGTTGATCCTGAGTATACGTTGATGGCCGCAAAATCTCCGTAAATATCCATGTTGCCTCCTGTAGGTGGATTACCTGATCCGGCGGCGTCGAATACTCCAAGTTCGGTGATAGCGATGGGTCCAGTCTCTAAACAACTGATGAGACCCACACACTGGTAAGTGTCTCCGGTCTGGCTAGTCGTAACTTGACTCAGAGTGCCAGAAGTTCTTGCCTCGGTTGTGCCAGTTGTCGTAACGACGTTGGCTGATCTACTTGCGCCAGTGCCAACCCCCCACTGAAGATATTGGGCTGATGCGGCCGTCACCCATGCCGCAACGATATTGGCGAGACCTTTGTATTGAACTTGTCCGGTCGTCATGGCGTCACCTTCATGTTGAGGAACTTGCGCAACCGGCGCAGGAATCGCGCCAGCGGTTTTTGCGTCGAACGATAAATCACGCCGAGGTTTTCCACTTGTCCGTCAGGATGCCGCACGACGGCGGAAATTGTGGTCGTCTGCTGTTGGAACATTCGCATTTACTTCTTGCCCTTGCTCGCGAGTTTGATGACTTCGGCCTCTTTCGCTGCTTCCTGTTTGGCGATGGCGCGACGGGTGATCCCGGCGATGAGTTCCTCCGGGTCGGTCACTTCGGAACGCTCGACCACATCCTCGGCGCTCATCGCTCCGATCTTGAACAGGTTGAACATGAGCGACTTGGCTTCCTCGCTGAACGCCGGAGACGACGAATGCGAATCGATGGTCAGCGTCGCGTCGTCGCTGAGATCGGAGAAGGCGAACGGCACGGCGACGAAGCCCTTGGCTGGGGGCGGGATCAGTTCACTTGGCTCCATGGCTTGCCCGCCTGCTGCATCCTCGGGAACCCAGGCGAGGAGTTTCTTGTCGATATGATCCTTCGCCATGTCGAGATGCAAGCCGCCCAGAGCTTCGACGTTGCGCTCGGCCAGCAACGCGCGGTCCTTGAAACGCGGGGAGAACATGCGAACCAAGGTCTCGGCGTGGGCGTGGGAGCGAACCCCAGCTTCGCCATGACCGCGAGCCGTAGGAGGCAGGCCGCCCATTTCGTCGAACATGCGTTCGATCTCATGAACCCACTCGACCAATTCCGGGGGGAGCCTGCGTTCGTCGCTTTCGATCTTCGCGGTCGGATTGGTGTCGTTCCAATAGCCTCCGGGCTTCTTGAACCTAGCAAGCGCGTTCTGATTGACGCCAGCGGCGCCGGAAATCTTGTGCGACGGGTCCTCGATGAACTTGATGATCGTGTTGATGCCGGAGATGCGCGAGTTCAACGCTTCCTGCAACAGGGCGACGTTGAGGATTTCCGACCGGCCCCAGAAATACTTGTCGATCGGATTGACGCAAAACTCATTGAACGGATGATGCCCCTTGAGATGAGGGCTGGATTGGTGCGTCGATTTGTCGAAGGCGAAGATGTTGGCGATGTGATCCTCGCCGAAGATCAGCATGTCGTCGCCGATCATTTGGAACGTCGCCCAATCTTCTTTCTCGTCGTTCCAGACCCAGAGTTCGTCGAGCGCGAGAAGATGAGACTGGACCAAGGGATCGAGCGTCGGCTTCGGCGTTCCCATCCAATCGACGATGCCGCGTGAGTTGTTGGGACTTCCTGATCCTGCGGGCTGGAAGGGATAGAGTCCGCCTGTGACGACTTGACGCTGGGTGTCCTGCGGTCCCGAGCCCATCGGCACGACGTAGTTCTGAGCTTTCCGTAACAATTCGTCGCGGTCGTTGCGATCCCAGATCATCCTCGCGAACTGCTCCATGGAGATGAAAGTCGTGTGGGTGAACGCTTCCATGTCCTCGTCGAGCGCGCGATGGTTCTCGTGCCTGACGCCGAAGTTCTCCGGCTGAATCAGATTGGCCGTGAACTCTCCGCGCAGGAAACCGCTTTTGATGAACGCCTTGCCCTTGACCAGCGACCACCACACCGCTTCCGAAATCATGGTGTCGGCGTCGGATTTCCGCGCCACGCCGCGCAACTTGGCCGAAGCGGCGCGGCCCTTGGCCTCCTCCAATATGTTCGGCGTGTCGGGGTCGCCGATGTGATAGCGCAGAGAAACCGGCGAATAGAGCAACGACTGTAGGTCGTCGAGATAGGAATAGGTCTTGTTGTACAGCGCCGAGCGCTGCGAATCCTCGCCGCCGCACAGGGCGTAATTGGTCATCATCTCGTTTCGGTTGGTCCGATCCGTCCGCGAAATATTGCACTGCTCGATCAGTTCGCGGGCGAATTTTCCCAACTTCTTTGATGGAATGATCATACTGTCCTACCCGAAGTCATTGATCGGACATAGAAATTCTTCGCAAGGTACATTGACAGCGGGGTTTTGTTAAGCGTAATTTGTCGGCGCACTGGACGGGGTATGGACTCGCTCCCCCGTTCGTAGTGAAGGCGCTCTTGAAGGAGAATCCATCATGGCTCGCAAGCATCGGCGCGGCAAGCGCAAGTAAGGCGCCCAATGGCTCCCCTGCCCATGCAAGGCGGCGCTCCTCCCGGTTCCCCCGGTCCAACGGCTCCGCCGATGGGTCCCCCCGGCGGCGTCGGCGCGGCGTCCGTTCCCGGCCGCATGGCCGGGTCGCAAGCGCAGGGGAGTAACCTCTTACGCGGCGCGGTGGAAATGCTGGGCAAGGCGCTCGGCGCTCTGCCGCTCGGTTCGGAAGAACATCAGGCCGCGACCAAGGCCTATGCGGAATTGTCGAAGCATGTCGGCCCGGTGGCCGGCGCTGGCGATCCCCAGGCCGTCATTCAGCAATTGGCCCAACTCGCACGCGCCAAGCAACAGGCGTCCGTTCCGTCCGCATTGTCGGGCGGTGGCGGTGGCGGTCCTGGCGGCGGGGGCGGCCCGCCTCCCGGAGCGCCGCCGCCGATGGCGGCATAACCACGGAGAATAGACATGGACAAATTCCCCCGGCCCTACGTCAATTCCGTCCCGAAAGAGGGCGAGGCCTCCATCATGGAGTACGTGAATTTCCCGACGATGGGCATCGGCGCCCGTCCGTCCGGCATGCCGAAGGATGCGTCGGAAGGTCCCAAAGCTATTGATCACGTTGGGAAATCGGCCGAAGGCGGCAAGGGGAAGAAGTAAGTCATGGTTGACGCCCCGAAGCCCACGCCTCAGCCGCCGTCCGGTCCCGACCGTTACCAGCATCTCGTCAACAAGCTGTGGGACGATCCCGATCTCGGCTCTGCCGTGCGCAAGCTGGCGAAGGAGACATTCCCCGGCCTGCGCACCCCCGAAGATCAGGTTTCCCCGATTCTCGAACCGCTGCGCAAGCAGAACAGCGAACTCGCCAATGAATTGAAGGCGATGCGCGAGGAACGCGCCGCCGAGAAGAAAGAACGCGAGGACGCGGCGAAGGTTGCCGCCGACGAAGAGTTCGAGCGCAAGATCAAGAAGGCGCGCGAGACCTTCAACCTGACCGACGAAGGCTTCGACAAGATGGTCGCCCACATGAAGGCGACCGGCAACTATTCCGACCCGATGGGCGCCGCCGCTTATGTGGTGTCGCAGAACCCGCCGCCTCCGCCCGCCGGGCCGATGTACGGCGCGGGCGATCTCAATTTCGCAGGTTCGTCCCAGGTCGATGAGAGCTATCGCCTGCTCCACCAGAGCCCGGAGCGATTCCTCGACGCTGAAATCCGCAAGGCTTGGGACCCTCGCACCGCCCGCGATTACGTCGCCAAGGAAATGGGCGAGCAATACGCCAACCTGGCGTTTGGGAGATAATCCGTCATGGCCGTCATTCCGACTACTGCTGTGCCGCCGGTCCTCGGGAACGGCCTTGTTCCTGGTGGAGCGCTAGGCGCCCAACTCGCGGCCATCACACGCAGGGCCTTTATCGAGGCCGTGTATGTGCAGATATATCAGTCTCATCCTTTATTGAGTCTGTTTATGGCCAACGCCAAAGCGGCTCGTGGCGGCGTCAGCCAGATCACGGTTCCAATTCAGGGAAGCCCGTTCGTCAGCTTCAACTGGGGTTCGTTCGCGGGCGACTTCGCCATGCCGACCGACGCGGCGGCGATTCAGGACGCGCAGTTCAACCTCAAGTTGGGCATGGTGCCGATCGGCTTCTTCGGGATGGAGGCGATTCTTCAATCCTCGGAAGTCGTCATTCCGAAGCTGCGCGCCGTGATGAGCGACGCCAGCGTGGTCATCAAGCAGGCTTTCGCCACGGCGCTGTATCTCAACAATTACGCCAATCCGCAGGCGTGGGATTCGCTGGCGCAGGCCTATGACGACGGGACCAACGTCCCGGCCTATGGCGGCATTACCCGCGCCGGGAATCAGATGTGGCAGGGACAGTTGATCCCGGCCGCCGACGCCCAGCCGACGACCCGCGTGGGCTGCGCTCAGATTCTCGCCCGCGTCCAGAGCGGGGCGGGCGGCGAGGCTCCGGACTACGCGGTCATGAACCCGGCCAATTGGGCGGCGCTGATGACCGACTTCATGAACCTCGAAATGTTCACCACGAAGCCCCGGTCGATCTACGACAAGGACGATGTGGTTAACGCCGGGTTCCGCGCCATTCGCGTGCTTGACACCCCGATCTTTCCTGATCCGTTCTGCCCGCTCGGCACGATGTTCGTCATCAACAGCCGCTATACCGGCCTGCACATGAGCGAATACGCGCCGATGACGTTCTCCGGCTTCGAGAGCCAGATTCCAGTCGGGCAGATTTCGTCGATCGGCGTTCTGATCAGCGCCGCCGATCTGGTCTGCACCAAACCCTCATCGGGCGCCCAAGTCACCGGCATCACCGGCTCGGCATGGCCGAACGTCCCGAACACCCAGCCGGCCGTGGTCTAAGGAGTCCTGAAACATGCCCCTCTATTTTGGTGGTTCCGGCGTCACCCCCTCGCTAAAGACGGGCTTCAATCGCTGCTCGCTCGCGCCGGGCGAAACGTGGCTCATCCAGCCTGCCGGATGGTACTACATCAAGCCTGGGCTTTATACGTGCGTCCAGCAATACGATCCGATCCTCGAAACGTGGGTCGGGATCGGCGGCGGCGGCGCGTACAACGCCAACGACAAGTATTTCTGGTCGGATGGCGTCAATTATCGCCTCGCCAATCTGACCGGCTGCGTGGTCGGGGCTTTGCTGACCAATCACGGTTCCGGCTACACGTCGGCCCCGACCGTCTCGATCAGCGGCCAGAACTCGATCTGGCGCTCGGTCCTTGGCGGCTTGATCAACACGACGATCGTCGTCACCAACGCGGGGACGAACTACACCTATCCCCCGCTCATCGCCATCGCCGCGCCCCCGGCGGGCGGCATTCAGGCGACGGCTTACGCCACTCTGACTTCGGGTCAGGTGTCGGGGATCACGGTCGTCAACCAGGGCGGCGGCTATTCCTCGCCTCCGGCGATCAGCATCATCAACGACCCGCGTGAGGGCGTCAACAATGTCCCGCTCGGCTACGGCGCCGCTGCGGTCTGCACGCTCACCGGGGCAGGGACGATCGCCGGCGTGGTCTGCGTCGATCCTGGCAGCGACAGCCTGACTTCGGTTCCGAGCCTTGTGTTCTCGGGCGGCGGCGGTTCGTCGGCTGCGGCGACGGCGATCATGTGCTGGTCGATCCTGTCGTACACCCCGACTGCCGGAACGGGCTTCACCGGGCCTTCCCTGCTGTCCGGCTTGGACGCCTTCCCCACGGCGGCTTCGGCCTATCTCAATCCGGCGATCGAGTCGCAATGGGTTACGACCCGTCCGGCTTCGATCCTCATGCCGGAGAGCGCCGGAGCGCCGACTGCGACCGGCGCGGTGTTCTACGACGGCGGCATCTACACCTCAGTCCCGACGCCGCTGGTGACGACCAACGGCGCCCTGATCACCGAAACCGCGACATTCGCCTTCGGTATGGGCGGACAGATCGACACTTCGTACATTTCGAGCTGATCGCAATCTGAGGGCTGAACAGGCGGGGCCGCGTCGCTTTAGGGCGGCGCGGCTTTTCTTTTCGAGGCGACGATGGCGACCAATTCCTCGCTACAGTTTTATCTCCAAGACGCCTCGGCCTTGCTGCACGACTATAACCTCGTATTTACCCCACAGGCTCAGTTAATTAGGTGGATCAACGAGGGTCGGCGTCAAGTCGCCCAGCGCACCGGCTGCGTGCGCCGTCTCATCACGGGCCAGTCGGCGTTTGGGGCTTCGTCTCAGCCGGGGTATGCAGTCCCCGGCGGGATGCAGCCCGGCGCATTGCCGGGGGCTTTCCCGGCCGGTACCGTGACAGGAGCAGCAACCAATTCGTTGCAAACCATTCCCGGCCAGGAACGCTATCCGTTTCAGGGGTTTTTCAACCCTTACCTCCAATCGACCTATCAGGGCTGCGAAGCCGTGATCGACGCCGCTTCGCTCGCGGTCAATTGGGGCGGCGCGGTCCGGCCTGCAATCGCATGGATACCGTGGGAGGATTTCCAGGCCTATTGCCGAGCCTACGCCACGTTGGTCACGTCCTATCCGTATTATTGGACGGTCTACAACGACGGCGAGTTCGGCGAGATTTGGATGTTTCCCGCTCCTTCGACGACGGGGGATATTGAACTCGACGCCTTCTGCATTCCGAGCGATCTCAATTCCAACGACGACTTCGACGCCATCCCGCCCGGCTTTCGCAACGCGGTCAAATTCAAGGCGGCAGCCTTGGCTTTCATGGCGTCCTATCGCTATGCCGAAGCGTCGCAACTCGACATGCAATTCTCCGAGCGTGTCGGCACCGGCAGCGTGGCGCGCGATCATGGCAAAATCCCGCAATTCTATGGCCCCTCGAACTAAGCCGATGAGCGATGGCGCTGGTCCCTCTCCACAACGAATCCGCAAGCCTCGCCAACCTCGCAAGGACGGTGTTATCCGGCGTGACCCGAAGCCAACTGACCACGCCGGTCCAGACGGAAACGCTCGTCCTTCTGCTTAACCGCTTGATCGATCTGCTGGAACCAAGGCAGGCGGGCGAACTGGCGCAAGTCGCCGACAAGTCGGTGCGGCAATTGGTCGCGTCGGTGGAAACCGCGATTCGCAATCGCGACGAAGACGAATGGCAGGCGCGCGGCGGCGAGAAAGCCCCTGCTCATAAAGGCTGGACGTAATGGCCAAGGAGCCGACCAGCACGCTCGGCCTGCCGAAAGGCTTCAAGGGGTACTCCCCCTTCCCATTCGCAGGGATGAACTTGCAAGCCTCGCCGTTGGCGATGGACGATAAAGAGTTCTATTAT